GGAATAAACGAAGTAGCTTGCAAATTATCGATACTAGTAACCTTAGCTAAAGCTTGTGAGTTATCGCCTACTAGATATGCAAAATATGTACTGTTGGATACCCTAGTTAAAAAAGTACTATTAGCAGCAGTGCTTTCTATTAGATGTAAATTATTGTTAGCAGCGTTGTAATATTTTACACTTCCAGAAACTACTTTTTGAATACTAGAAACTATTAGACTGGTTGAATTTGTACTGTAGCGAGGAGGCTTATTTACTCTAATTGATATAGGAAATCTAGCTATTACTTTTAAAACATCGAATTGTGGTGTTACGCTCCAGTGTTGCTGATCGGTTATAGAAGCATTAAATGGTGCATCAACAGAAAGAGCAGTAGCACTAGCTACATTTGTCACCATACGAACTTCTGTACCTATCTTAATAAAATCACCATTGGCGTATTCAGTATCAAATGCGGTAGTTGTTGCACCAGCATTAGTGACAGAAGTACCTACTACTTTGACATTAGCTGTACTAATAGAATTAGCAGTGCCGTACACTATAAGAACTGAATCATTACTAGAAAGTGTAGCAATTAAGCTAGTATTTGTAAAAATATCACGTGAATTTGTATTAGTTGTAAGCTGCACATTTAAATAAGAGTTAGCCATTTGACCAACTAGTTCACCGCCTGTAAACGATCCGCTTACAGAATTAATAGTTAAAAATTCGTAATCAGCATTTTTAAATACAGCAGTACCAGTTGTGCTACTAAATTCTGCACGTTTTAATTTAAATTTTACATCTTCATTTTGAACGGCAGTATAATTTCTACCAGATGTTGAATAAGACATAGTACCTTGATTCCATGCCTTATTATTAATTCTATTAGGATTTAATATATCTGCTACACCAGTTTCAGCTGTCCATATTCTATAATCGGGACTGAAATCATCTGCAAATACTATAAAACCATATTCTTTGCCTGCTTCAAGTAAAATAGGTGATTCAAAAGTAAATGTCGTAGCGTTAAATGAATTAGTACTTACTATGACATCACTAGAACGTTTTCTTACTCGTCCAAAAGGAAGAACTTTAGATGTAAGATATCCAGTATCAGACACCTCTCTCATTTCAAGCATAATATTGCTATTAGCTTTTTGCTTAAAGTATAGATCAATAGAAGTTACTAAAACGTTTTCTGACCCTCCTAAACTTTGTACATAGAAAGTTTGTCCTAAAGGATCACCACCACCACCACCATCGCCAGTCCACCAACCTATAGTAGGTGGAGGTTCTGGAGCAGGTACTTGTACTTCTACATATACTGTCTGAATTGTAGGTACTTCTACATAAACTGGTACGTTAACAGTCTGAATAATAGGAGTATTATCAACAACAGTATTCCAGGTAGATGAGCTGGTAGTTGTTCTGGATGTAGTAAAAGTACTGCTAGAAAAACCACCACCAGATAAATCAAAAGTGCGTGTACTTTGTGATAAATTAGTAGAACTACCTTTTAAAGAAAAAGCTGAAAAACTCCCTCTAGCTTTAGAAGAAGCTGCTGACTCACTTATCAATGCATCAGCGTCCATAATTAAAAATTCTTTTTCACCTGTTATAAACGTATTACCTGGTAAATCTACTAAGACGGCTACTTGTCCGGAGCTGTTAGCGGTAATTACTGGAGATGTACCGCTGTTGAAAAGAGGAGAAAAATCACTAGGTTTAAGGTTGCTGTAACCATCAACTTCACATGGAATTGAATAATTAGTTACGTTTGTATTATCAAAGAATACATAATGTCTAGCTCCTGGTCTTAGTCCAGTTACCAATAAACCAATCCTTTGTGCTCTAATGTAAGGATTTATATACGCACTAGTTAGGTAATTACCTAGTTCCTTACGAGATGTAACTACTGGTGCTATGTTTATAGCTGAAGTTACATCTTCAATAATATTAGTAGTAGTTTGAGTGTATGTTGTAGTATCTACGAATCCAGATGTTGTAGTCTGAGAAGTTACAGATTGAGTTTGCCCTAATAATCTAGAAGAAGCAACACTTCTACTAATTTCATTTTGAGCATTAACGAGATCTATAATAGGGTCAGCAATATTTGTATCAATTACTGATGATGCTGTAACATCAGTATCAAAAAAATTATCTACGCGAGGAGTAACAGTCATAGTTCCGCGAAATGAATACTGATCAGTATGTAAAGATCTTTCTCTATTGGCAATAGGCTGTTCTATATAAGTTACTTCAGTATACGGTAAAGTTACTAAATCTCCGGTTTTTTGCACAGTACTACAAGCACTAGCTACTGAATCAAATACTAAATCTATAGAGTAATTTTCTTCTAGTGGTTTTAAAACAGATCTTTCTGTTTCAATTAAAGCTTTAAATTCACCATCATTAATATTAGCAATATTATAAGAATCAAATGAGTCAACTATAAAACCATTCTTAAATACTTCAATAGCTGAACAAGCCTCACTTGGTATAGCAGTAGTTGCAGCATTTGCCTCTAATGTATTGAGTAATGTGTAGTATTCGAGTCTCTGAATTCTATTTTCTATATCGCGTATATCCTGCATTGTATAGCGACGTGTTTGTAAAGGTGTAACAGTATTCTTTAAATCAAATCTTTTACTTGTAATAGCCGCTTTAGAAGATAGACTTGGATAAGGCGCTACATTAAGCAATCCTAGATCCATAGTGCGTGCTTCACGTTGAGGTACTGTAGGATTAACACCTGGAATGCCTGGTAGCACTCTTATATTACCAGCAGTATCTATAACTATACGATCAACTCGCTTTAAATATGCCTCAATTATACATTGAAATGTTCTTGTAGGTGAAGGAAAAAACTTTTCATTACTATTAAAAGCTTCAGTACTAGAAGGATCAATTGAAGCTCCGGCTATCGTAGATGATAAAGTAGCATTGTTATCTACCTTCGGTCTAAAATCTATACTATCACGTAGAGAAAAGATACCACCGAAAGTAGATGATACATAAACTGGTATATCCTGCGTTCTTACTTTATCGTCAGGAAGAGGAACGGTGGTATCATCTACTGGATACGACTCGGTAGAAATATAACCACCAGTGCCATGGGTGAAAGCTTTAACTTTAAGTAGCAAACAATTATCTGAACTTAAAGATAAAGCCGATCCAGGTGATCTACTTAAATATGATAATCCATAATAATCATCTTTTTGACCGCTTTCAAGTTCAAATTGTGATATGTAATTTGTAGTAGCATCGGTATACGTATTACTGGAACCTATAAACACACCTTCTAACTTTAATACATCAGAAATACCTATACACCACGGTCCATTTAAGTTAGCCCTTATAGTATCTGTAGATAACTTGACGAAGTATACTCCAACTGTCTTAGCTTTAGGTGCTACTGATGAATACTGCATATCATGGTAGACAGTAAAATCAGGTGTAGTATTTACTGTTGCTCCAATACTTAAAGTTAAAGAAGTAGAGCTGTTAACAGTAATAGATCTTGTACTTTTTCTAAAATCTATTGGTACGTTATCAACAAATGTTGTAAAATGTTCTCCATTACCGGTATAATCGTCTGAAGTAATGGTATTAGCTAAAGTTAAAGCTGTATCTGAAGCTATACTTACGATTCGTCTTACTGATGTACCAGTAGAATTAGCTATTGTAATATAATCACCAACTTCATAATCAGTTAAGAATGATGTGCTTGTACCTTGTATAGCAGTACTGGGACTACTAGCAATAGAAACAGTACCATCGTTATTAGCAGTTATTCTAAAAGTAGATTGCGGAATAACAATAAAATCTTCTTTTTGTGTATCGCTTAAAGCACCTACTCCATAAGGTATAGTATTTGATCCACTAAAAAGAATAGTAGAGTTACCTGAACTATCAAACTGAGCATTAGAAGAAGTTCTAAAGTAAAACTCTTCACTGTGTAATTGTTTTACGGCTTTAGCGCCACTATTAAAAATTAATATAGAATTTTCTACATCTTTAAGTACAGCATTACCACCTTCAAGAACCAAGTCCGCTACTACAGTAGAACCAACAGATAGACTTCTAACATCTTTAAAAGATCTGCCGGTACTCATTTTTATATCATACAGATAAACTTTATACTGTGCTGTAGGAGTTCCTGGTATCCCTGAATCGTATGTAAGCGATCTAATTCTTGCTGTACCAATTAATGTACCAGGAGTAGAGGGTGTATTACCAGCATTATCACTAACATCATCACCTGCAGCATTTCTTAAATTAACTATACTTCCAAATTTAATATCAAAATGCCCTAACAATTCTTCTACTAGTACATAATTGCCATAAGATACATTAATGTTTTGTGAGGAGCTATTAGCTGTAGTGCTTGCCTTTCTTACTGGGGTTCTAATAAAATTTTCTAATTTTACTCTATGACCTTCAATATAAGCAGTACCACCTCCGACTAATAAATTAAAAAAGGTTGTATTACCACTAATATCTTCAGTATCTAAAGGAAACGTATCTACAACATAATTGCCGCTCTCATCATAAGTTCGTCGTGCTAATTCTCTATCTATAGAATTAAATTTAGTATCAGTATTATCCTTAACTACATAACCATCTTGAAATTCTAGTAAAGTTAAAAAATCAGTATTAGCAGCAGCTGTAGCTGTATTTACAACAGCAATAGTAGGAGTTAATTTTAAACGATTTGCACCCGGTGCTGAATAATTAGGAGTACCAGTAGCTAAATCGAGCAATGAGCTATCTGAATTACTATTTACAAATAACTCATCTATGTAAAATCCTATTACTTTATCATCAGCTATAGTTGAATATTTTTCAACAACCTCTTCTTGTGCAGCAACTCTTACAAAAAACCCTTTCTGATATATTACACCATCTTGTACTCGTACACCTACACCAGTACCTATAGAGTTAGCAGTTGTAGAAATAACTAATTCAGCAATATAATTTCTTGCAGTTAGTGCAGCACTAGATCCGGTACCCGAACCAGAACCGTTAGCATATGTAATACTAACGTTTGGTGTAGTAGTATAACCCGACCCTCTAGATGTAACTGAAACATCAACTATCTCACCATCAGCATCGGTAGTAATTACAGCAGTTGCACCGCTACCACCTCCCCCTGAAAATGCAATTTTATCAGTATTAGAATAACCGCTACCACCTACAACTATTGTTATGCCTTCAACTGTTCTATCTCTATCAAATACTTTAACTGTTTGTCCAGCTGTATAAACTTTTTCAGCGCCACTTCCAGTGTTAAGATATTTTATATACAATGTATTTAAATCTGGATCTTGACTAACGAATCCAGTTTTATAGTTTATTACGATAGACTGCAAATTACTACTTTCTTGTACTACTAAAGTATTACTATACAAAGCCATAGCAACTGGCTGACCGTCACCTTGAGTATCAGTAATTTTAATATATTTGTAATTAAAATCTGGTACTATATTTAATCCTTGAATAATAGTACCTTTTTTATAAAGATTATCACCAAATCTTTCTATTTGATTTTGAAGAATGCTTTGTAATTGAGTTAATTCTCTAGCTTGTACTGCAACACCTGGTCTAAACAAAACACGATGAAAATTTTTATTTTCATCGTAGTCATCCCAGTATGGTGTTACATTTAAATTGGTATCTAAAGGCATTCTTACCTCTTAAAAATTTAAGACTAATCTAATGGTTTCGGACTGATCGCTGTTTCTAGTAATAGGATTACTGTTTTCTACATACATTACTTTACCAGAACTTCTTACTATATCTGAAGTATATTTAGTTGACCCTAATGTAACTGAATTTGACCCTACCATCATTCTAATAGGTTCAGAAGGATCAGCATTAATAAGCCCTCTCTCTCTTGTTATAAAAACAAAAGTACTATTTGAAGAATGAAAATAAGCGTTGGATAGCGAAGCATCAGTCTGAAGAATTTGTTTATCCTCTGGAATCATTCCACCACTAACTCCAGAATAAGATATTTTAGCTCTGTTATCAAACGTACTCCAGTTATTAAAATTTTTATCTGTTACATCTATTGCTGTAACATTTGCAGTTGCTCCAGAATTAGCACCTATAATTAATTTACTTAAAACAAATTTTGGAGAAGCATTTTTAAGTGTAATATAAGGTGATGAATTACCGTCTTTAATTCCTGATGCTAAAATACTTAAATGTGAAATTCTTCCGGAAATTACCTCAAGAGTTAGGTTACTAGTTAATGTTAAGTATGTAGAATTAGTTACTGAAGAGATTGTATTAAATGAACTATTGCCTAAAGCAGTATCTGTAATAATAACATAATCCCCTGCTTTTAAACCTTTATCTAAAACAGTATTAACTCCCGTAATTACATTAGTAGTAGTATTACCAGAAACAAAACCTGCTAGTCTTTTTACGTCTGCTTGATATACAGTCTCACCGGCTGTAAAAGCACCATATTCAGTATCTAATGTCATGTGAACGTTTTTAAATAAAGGATCTTTAAGTATCGATACTTTTCTATAATCATTTTCTACAGTAATGTATCCTGATTCCGTTTTATCAAACGTTGAACTAATACAAACAGACTTTGCACCTAACTCTGATATTGCATCAAACCCATGTCCACCAGTAGGAGGCAAAATTAATTTGACTACTGCATTATTTGAAACACCTCCAGTATTACCAGTAACTGTAGCTGTTGCCCAAGTATATCCAGAACCCCTTGTAACAATGTTAATCTTTGAGATGAAATTATTTACTGATGAGTTTGATGTAACTGTAGCAAATGCTGAAGCACCAGTACCATCACCTTGAATGATCACAGAGGGTGCTACTGTATAAGTTGAATCAGTACTAGGAGCTACAGAAAAAGCAGCATTAATAACTGCTACCCTATTGGTAGAAATGTAATCTACTATTCTTCTAACCTGTCCTTGGCCTGTACCACCGGAAATATAAAGAGCGCTACCTACATAAAAATCATTATTAGAAGAGGCCCCGGTTGCTAATCTGTAAGTTGTATTGTTTCCTGAGTAAGCAGGAATAGCAGTTCTTAAATCATCAGTATTAAATTGCCCAGTAAGAGTAGCAATGTAACCTGAGCCTGTGTTTGAAATTCTAATTATATCTATTGAACCAGAAGTAGTATTACCAGAAACGTTAGCACTGGTGTATACAGGCATTAAGTCATCTGTGGCAAATTTTTCAAATGTAGCCTCGTTCACCTTATACATAAGCTTCCATGTATAGCCATCGGCTGTAGTAATAAAATTGCAGGCACTTTCTGTTGTATCTGAAGGCTGTTCGGTAGATGGTACTCCAAAATTGTTATCTAAACATTTATAAATGTAATATTGAGTACCGCCGTCTCTAACCACATAAAACTGTTTACTAAACAAATTAGAATCATCTGGATCATAATAATCATATACTGTATTAGAAGTCCATACGTACTTAGGGATCATTAAATTAACATCAGAATCTGTAATTTTTTTGCCAAAAATTGCATCATCGTAAATATCAACTTCTAATTCTGTATTATTATCCCCCGGTGAAGGAATAGTAGCATCACCGTTACTATAAGGTGTGTGCTTAGATGCTACCAGATAATAAGTGTTATTAGCTGTCTCTGTAAATGACTCTACAAACTGCTGGGCTAGATGTTCCCTAAACTTATTAGTAACTATTGATTTAGCCATTTATGTACTAGATACCGTTTTTGTTAAAGTATGTCCGGTCTGGTTTAGACCGCTTGTAATATTAATATTTGAACCGCCTGAAGTAACTGATAATCGTAATGTTAAATTATCTTGATCAATATCATCAATAGAAGTATTCGTAGTATTTATAACGTAGTAACTAG